CTCGGGCGTCCAGCCGGCCGCGGGCGCCATCTGGTCAACGAAGGTGCCGTACTGCTTCACCGCGGCGGCCGGGTCGGTCGAGGCGAACCGTTCCTGCTGCTCGCGGTAGGTGATCATCCCAGCGGCCACGTCCTGCTGGTCGCGCTTGCGGAAGGTGTCGAAGAGCTTGTTCTGAAGTTGTCCTTGCAGTCCCTGCACCTGGGCGCCCACCAGCGGCTGAAGTTCGGGCTTGAGCGCCTTGAGGTTGTCGGCGACGATCTTCTGCGAGGCGTCTTTCCACGCGGCCTCCGCGCTGATCTTGTCCGTCTTGCCGTCCAGCAGGTCGGCTTGCACAGCATCGAAGCTGTCGGCGAGCCCATTCTGAATGTTCGCGTGCGTCGTCATCGTCTGGATCTGGTCAGCCCGGCGCGCGGCTTCCTCGTCCTTCTGCTTCTGCTCGGCCATCATGTTCGCGCCGATGTTCATGGCCGTCTGCCCGAGGCGCGCGGCAGCATCGGTGACTTGCGTATCGACCTGAGCAGTCGGAGTGATGTCGTTGCCTTGCGGCAGGCGCTGGCCGAAGTTGCCGGTGGGGATCTTCGCCATGGTCAGCCCTTCCGCCCGACGCTGGTGTTCCAGCCCCGCGCCACGGTCGCTCCGCCTTGGATCGCCGAGGTTGCCGCGCCGTAGCGCGACGCGCTCGCCGCGTTCCTGCTGCGCGAAGAGGCAATCTCGCCTTGCTGGCCGATTGCTCGCGCACGGTTCGACCCGTCATAGATCGCCATGAGCGCGTCTTCTTCGCCACCGGCCTGAATCTCCTGGTCGATCTGCTCGGCAGTGCCAACCCCAACGACAACACCGGAGGCTGCGAGCGCACCGCGCGCCTCGGAGCGCTGCTTGTCTGCGGCTTTGCGGATGGCCCGCGCCTGCACCTGGGCCTCGCTGGCGGCAAACTGCGCATCCTCGCGCGCCTGGTTGGCTTGCTGGTTGGCGATCTTGTCGGCCTGGTCGGCCTGCTCCATCTGGCTGTACACCGAGACGGCTGTACCGACGACAGAGGCCGCGGCTGCGGCGTAGCCCACAAGGGCGGCGGTTTCAATCCCCATTGCGGATCTCCAGTTGGAAAAGTGAACCAGCGTCTCGGTAGCCGAGCATTCGGTACAGGCCCGCGGTCTTCTCGGGATGAATGCCAGTGGTGATGCCGATGCGGACGGACTTCGCGCCCATGCGCTCGCACCAGATGCGGAAGGCGTTCAGCAACTTGATCGCGGCGTACGCGTTGCGCGCGTCGTCGCGCACGAAGAACGAATACTCGTAGCCGTGGAGCTCGTCGGAGAACCAGTGCTCGCCAACTGCGCCGGCGATGCCGCCGACGATGGCGCCGTCCTTGCGCACCACGAACACGGCGCCCGCGCCAGAGGCCAGTTTGCGCATGAGCGCTTCGACCTTGGCCGGCCGGTAGGGGATGGCCGCATAGCTCGATGTGTCGTGCAACACCTGGCCTAGGGCTGCGATCTCGGCTGCGTCTTCGGGGGTGGCAACTTCTACGCGCATGGGGGCCTCAGTTGTTGACGGTCACGCTGCGGATCACATCCAGCAGATGGAAGGGCAGCGGGTAGGGCTGGGTGATGATCTGGCTGGTGGTGTAGATGTCGTCGCTGAGCGTGGTCTTGCGCACGTCGCCAGAGAACACCGGTGGCGGCTGGTCGAGCAGCTCCGAACCGAAGCGGCGGAACTCGATGTCCTGGCCGTTGATCTGTGCCGCGCTGGTGTCGAGCACGCGCAAGATGACTTCGTTGACGTGGACCTGGGAACCTTGGGCGGTGGTGCCGTTGCCGCCCAATTCGGGCTGCAGCATCTCGATCAGCGGCGTGAAGCCGAGGCCAATCTGAACCGACTTCTTCGGCGCCGGCAGCGTGATCGATCCACCAGAAACCGTGAACGAGCCGCCATAGGCGCCATCGGCCCACACCTGAACCGTCTTGCCCTCCAGATGGTCGAGCCCGGTCCATACGGCCTGCCCTGCTGGGTTTTCGCCCGTGATGCCGCAGTCCACGTACATGTCCGGGTCGAACACCTCGACGTAGCGCTTCGTCGCGCCGTTGATGGTGCGCTTCACGATGGTGTAGGCGTCCTCGCCGTCCGCAGTGGGAATGGTGGCAACCGACTCGAACAGGCCATCCGTGATCCATCGGCCCCATCCCGTGACTTCCTGCTCCACGTCATAGGCGCACACCGCGATCTGCCCATCGGAGCGAACGGCGTACAGGGTCGAGTCGGGTTCCTTCTGGTGCGCAAGTTGGGTGACGCCTCCGCCCGTGATGTGCGAGGCGAACACCGACCGATCAGGGGAAGAGAAGCCGTCTACCTCGAAGCGGTAGCCGATGGCGTTGACCTTCCGGCCCGCGGCCTGCACGAACACGATCTCGTTGTTGATCTTGACTGGCCGCACCGCGCTGGCCCCCGTGGTGGATTCGTCGGTCTTCTGGATGTTCGTCGGAGTGATCGGCTTTTCCTGCCCGCCCTTCAGGCTCATTTCATCGGCCTCGGTCAACACCAACAGTTGCCGCGCGGGCGCGAGGTGGCGGATAGGGCTGTTGCGTGGGCCATCGAGCTCGTAGCGGAACGCCTCATCGTCGGCGGTGCCGAACTGGAAATTGAGGTACTGGGCGATGGCGCTGGCCCAGACATGCTGCGGGTAGCCGGGCGAGCCGGCGTAAATCAGGCGTTGGCGGTTGATCGTGACCGCGCGCGGATAGCCCAGCGCTGCGTTCCAGGCCGGCGCCTCCAGCGTCCAGGCGTTCGGGCCGGCCGGGACATCGGAGTTCAGATCGCGCAGCACGATCCCGTTCACGGTCGTGGTGTTGATGTACGCCGTGATGCGGACAATGCCGCCGTTGATGGTGACGATCCTGCCCACGTCCTCCGCGCGCCATAGCTCGCTCTCGATGGACAGATCGAGCTTTTGCGCCGTCCCGCCCGTCGCAAAGCCACTGGCGCCGATCTTCTGCACAACGAACACATCCACCGAGTTGACCGCGATCACCACGGACGAACCCGAGAACTGTGGCGTCGAGGTGATGAGCACGGTATCGCCCACCACGTAGCCGTGGCCCACGCAGGTGATCAGCGCGCTGTCGTAGCCGCCGATCAGGCCGGTGAGGGTCTTCGACGGCTGGAAATAGGTGTAGTTCGCATTGAGCGAAATGGTCTGCCCCACCTTGCCGGCGCTCGAGGGTGACATGCCGTCTTGCGGGCTGCCGTCGAGATTCCACAGGCCGGATGGGAGCGTTGTGCCCAGCGCGAACGGGGTGATGATCTCGACTTGCACGTTTCGGATGTCGATGTAGGCAGTGATCCGGCCCAGGCCGCCGCCGTAGCGGACCATGCGGCCTACATCCGACTTGATGAAGACATCCACCAAAGACGAAAGAACGTAGCTCCCGCCAGCCGGCACGGGCCCGGGCGCGGTCAGAAAAGACACATCGACGAGTGGAGCGTGTCCAATCTCATCGAAGGCCTCGGTGATGAACGGGACGCTGCCAAAACCCCAGTTCACGTCGCCGTAGCGTTGCAGGCGTTGGGGGTAGACCTGTTCGTGCGCGAAGAATGCGGTATCGGACTTCTGCACATAGTTGACCGCGGGCAGTTGGGATTCGCTGTAGGGGGTCGCCACCTCGTAGGGCGACCCCGACTCCAGAAGATGCGCGCGGTTGCGAAAAAAGCGGATGTAGCCCTCGCCGAACTCGAGCATGTACGCCTGGCCGCGGTTGTAGACGAAATCCACGAGTCGCGCGACCTTGTTTTGCGTCTTGATGGGCGCGATGTAGCGGGTGCCGGGTCGGCGCTTGGCGCCACCTTGCACGGTTAGCGCGCAGTTCTCCAGGCGCTTCACGCCGTTGTTGTACTTGGCGATGTCGAAGCGGCCGAGCGCGATGGATGGCGACAGCTCGCCCCCGGTAAAGTTGGTGCTGACGATGCTCGCCTTACCCATCACTGCCGCCCGTCGATAAGGGTGAAGTCGTTGCTCAGTTCTTCACTCGGGTTCTCCTGCGCGTCAATTGCTCGAGCCGCTTTCGCCATGGCGTAGTACTCGGACTTGAGCTCATCGCGCAGACTGGTCGATTGCGTGACCGGGTAGGCCAGCTTCCAGAGCATGCGAGCCGTCATCAACTCCACGAGCTTGGAGTCCCACGTTTCCTCCTGGTCGTTGCGGAAGACGTAGACGATGGGCAGGACCGTGCCGCTGGCGAGGATCTTCCGGCCTTCCACCTTGAAGCTCTGGCACTCTGGCATGCCCACGTAATAGTCGCCGACTTGCACCATGCGCAGGTAGTCGGACGGCAATGCGAATTGGGTTGAGAAGCCGAAGGCCGGCGCGGTTGCCAGCGGCGCAAGGATGTCGCGCTTGACGGCGCAGTTCCAGTCGTTCTCGCGAAGGATGGAATCGCGCTCCATCGGGTAGAGGTTGGCGCACAGGCGCGCGGTGTCGCCGGCGCTATCGAAACTGCTGATGGGCGCCTTGCCGAGTTGCAGCAGCGCGGCGGAGCAAATTGAGATCTTCGATGCCATCAGCCACTCCAGAAACGAAAAAAAGGGAACGCCCGCAAGCGTCCCCTCGGTTGCAGGGGCACGCCCCGGGTTAGCCGGCCACGAAGTCCACTTCGACGCGAATCGCTTGGTTGGCCGAACCAGCCGCGCCGCCGAAAGTGAGGTAGATCTCCACGTCCTGGGGCATCAGGTAGGTTTGGCCGGTGATCAGCTTGGTGCCGGTGTTGAACTGCGCGGTGGCGGCCGAAGAGATCGCCGCAGCGTTCACGATGGCGGTTGCGTCGATGGCGACCTTCGTGCGCGCATCGCGGATGCCAACCGACAGGGTGCTCGATGCAGTGCCGGCAGCGCAGGACACCGTGACCGGCAGAACGACGCGAGCGCCGGTCGGCAGGTAAATCTCGGTGCCTGCGATGTCGTTCTGGGCAGGAGCCGCGTAGGCAGCAGCCATCTCGATGACCGCCGTGCGGCGACCATTGAGCGACGCTGCGGGCGACTTGGTGCCGGCGACTTGCGCCAGCTTGGTACGGGTGACGTTGACTTCAGCCATGGTGTTTCTCCGATGTGGTCGCTGTGATTACTGGAAGGAGATCTGAACGACCTTCTTCTCGTCCTGGCGGCCTGCGGCATAGCTGCCGGCCATCGACACTTGCATGCTGTTCTTCTTGTCGGCACGCTTTGCAACGTCGCCTTCCTCGAAGCCCATGCCGAAGTGGATCGCGTCGCGGCTGTACGCGGCGGTGGTGTGCACGCCCGCGGCGACCGTGGTGCGCTCGTAGGGAATCCAGGTGAAGCCGAGCCACTTGCCCGCGACGTTGCCGTCCTGGATCATCTTGCCGGCCATGTAGTCCGCGCTCGTGAGCGTGGTGTCGCTCAGGATCTGGGTCATGGCGAGCGAGTCCCACAGGAAGAACAGTTCTTCGTCGTCGGTTTCGTTGGCGCGGAAGATCGAGCGAGCTTGGATGATCTTGGCCTTGGTGAGGCCCGTGCCGCCCGCGGCGATGATCTGTCCGGCCGGCAGCGTGTACGGGCCGGTCGAGCCATCCACGGAGCTGATCGAGCCCAGTGCAGCCGCGAAGATGATGTCGTCGATCTTGCGGTTGCGCGCGGCAACGAGCTGCTGCATGTACTGGCCGCCCGTCACCGGGTTGACCTTCATCTTCGGGATGTCGGCGCGATCCAGCGGCAGGGCCTTGAAGAAGTCGCGCATCGGCACGGTGCGTGCCGTGTGGTCGATGTCGGACCAGATCGTGTCGCCGTGGCGGGTGACGTTCTCGTCCATCTCGACGGCGCCGAGGTTGTTGATCGTGAAGCTCGCGCCCTCGATGGTGCCGCGGTTGAACACGGTGTTGCGGAGGCGGGAGTCTTTTTGCTGAGCCAGCAAGCGCAGGTCGGTGTCGAACTGCGTGACAAACTGGCGGGTTACGGTATCGCTCATGAAATCACTCCTGAAGTTTGGAACTGGTGTTCGCCTTCAGGTGATCCCTTGCGGGGCCTGCATCGCTGGCTGCTGCGGGCTTGGCGGTGATCTCGCATGCCACTGCGAGGCCGTGGCAGCAATGTCCGTTTTAGCGATGCCGGAATCCCGGCTGGATGAGACGCAAAAAAGCCCGCCGAGCTTTCACTGGGCGGGCTAAGGTCGATTGCTCGACAAGGAGACTCGCACTCAAATCGGAATGTCTTTGCCCCTGCCTTCGCGCGCGGCCAGCGCGTTCGCGCGGTCCGTCACCATCTTGTGCTTCGGGTCTTGCGGGTTGCTGTACGCAGCCCAGTTCTCGGCGACGTATTCGGAGCGGGTCTGCGCGCCGCCACCGGTTCCGCCATTGGCCGCGGCCGGCGTGGCGTCTTCGCGCATCTCGGCGCCCAGCGCGGCAAAGAGGCGGATCGCTACGGGGTTGTTGCCGATGGCCTTCTCGACCTCGGCGAACGGGATGCCGGCCTTGTCCGCCACCTGGTTGACGACGCGGAAGGATTCCTTGATGTTCGCGTCGTACTGGTCTTTCCATGTGTCCTTCAGCG